CTCTTTCGTGGGCTACCCGGAAGTGATCGTTGGCTGGAACTTCGGCTACCACAGCTACCTGCTGGCTGCTGGCGTCTAAGGAGCACACATCATGGCAATTTCTCGTGCCCAACTACTCAAGGAACTGCTCCCTGGACTGAACGCCCTGTTCGGCCTGGAGTACAAGCGTTACGGCGAAGAGCACAAGGAGATCTACGAGACGGAGACCTCCGAGCGTTCGTTTGAAGAGGAGACCAAGCTCTCCGGCTTCAGCGCCGCCCCGGTGAAGAACGAAGGCCAAGCCATCGCGTATGACAATGCGCAGGAAGCCTGGACCGCTCGTTACAACCACGAGACCATCGCTATGGGTTTCTCCATCACCGAAGAGGCGATGGAAGACAACCTGTACGACAGTCTCTCGGCGCGGTACACCAAGGCCCTTGCCCGGGCCATGGCGTATACGAAGCAGGTCAAGGCTGCCGCCATCCTGAACAACGGTTTCAACGCCTCCGTGACCTACGGGGACGGCCAATCGCTGTTCAGCACCGCTCACCCGCTGGTGTCTGGTGGTTCCAACAGCAACCGTCCCACGGTCGGCGCTGACCTGAACGAGACCTCGCTGGAAGCTGCGGTCATCCAGATCGCTGGCTGGACCGATGAGCGCGGCCTCCTGATCGCCGCCAAGCCCCGCAAGCTGATCGTGCCCCCGGCGCTTCAGTTCGTTGCAACGCGTCTGTTGGAAACCAACCTCCGTGTTGGCACCGCCGACAACGACATCAACGCCCTGAAGAACAATGGCTCGATCCCCGAGGGCTACACGATCAACCACTGGTTGACCGATACCAACGCGTGGTTCCTGACCACCGATGTGCCCAACGGTCTGAAGCACTTCGTGCGCGTGCCCCTGGCAACGTCCATGGATGCTGACTTCGACACGGGCAACAGCCGGTACAAGGCGCGTGAGAGGTACTCGTTTGGAGTGAGCGACCCCCTTGGGGCGTTCGGTTCGCCTGGGGCCTGATACCTCACGGAGTTTGACCTTTAAGGCCCCTTCGGGGGCCTTTTCTTTTATCCGAGAGTATGTTAGGCTGCGCCTAAACCGAGACCTACCCCAGCCCGCCGACTGACTCGGCAGACGTCACCTCAACGACGGCGGGCGCAAACTGAGGAAAACCTCCATGGCTTCCACGACTTTTAACGGGCCGGTTCGTTCGGAGAACGGCTTCCAAACCATCACAAAGAACAGCACCACTGGTGCGGTTGCGGTCACCTCCACTCTTGGGCCCGATACCACTGTGGATTCGCTGGCCGTGACCGCCACTGCGTCCATTGGAAATGCCGCTACCGACACGGTCGGTTTCTACGGCGCAACGGCGGTGGTTCAGCCTGCAACGACCGGCACGACGACCGGGTTTACCGCAGGCTCGGGCACGGCTGCGCGTGCAGACAGCACCTACACCGGCAACACCGGCACGGCTGCTTACACCGTTGGCGACATTGTCAAGGCGCTGAAAGACCTCGGTCTGCTTGCAGCCTAATAGGAGGCTGTCATGCAAACTGACGTAAAGGCTGGCTACGTCAGTAGCACAGCAACTGTCTTTGCGGCCCGGACTCGTTTCAAGGGTCTGGTGATCACGCCAGGGTCCACGGCGGGTACGGTGGTTGTGCGAGACGGGGGAGCTACAGGCACTACGCTGTACTCAACGGCCACGGTTGCCAATGGCACTCCCTTCTCGTTTCTGATCCCCGGTGAAGGGGTCTTGTGCTACACCGATCTCCATGTGACCGTCTCCGGGACGGACACCACTGCGACGGTGTTCTATGGCTAAGACCCCCGCTTGGCAGCGTTCTGAAGGCAAGAACCCCAAAGGGGGGCTCAATGCCAAGGGGCGGGCGTCTTACAACGCTGCCAATCCCGGCAAGCCTGGGCTCAAAGCTCCGCAACCGGAAGGCGGTCCCCGAAGGGACTCATTCTGCGCCAGGATGAAAGGCATGAAGAAGAAGCTCACTTCATCCAAGACGGCCAACGACCCCAACTCCCGCATCAACAAATCCCTGAGGGCATGGAATTGCTGACATGGAAGCAACGGTCATTTGGAACGCCATCCTGACGGTGTTGATTGGTGTTGTGGGTTTCTTCATGGCATCCAAGTTCAGAGAGCTTGATAGGCTCAGCATCCTGCTGAACCGGACCCGTGAGGAAGTCGCCCGGGACCACATCACTCGCGCAGAGTTTCGGCAGGACATGAAGGAGTTGATCGAACGCTTTGACCGGATTGAAGCCAAGATTGACACGCTGAGGAGCAAGCCTCATGCCGTACAAATCTGAACCTCAGGCACGCCTCATGCGTGCTGTCGCGCACAGCCCCAGCTTCGCCAAGAAGACGGGAATCCCCCAGGCCGTAGGCCGGAAGTTTGAAGCTCACAAGGCCGAAGGAGGCCCGACCATGAAGAAAGAATCTCCTGCCATGATGAAGAAGGAAGTGGCCTTCATGAAAAAGAAGGGCGCTCCCAAGCCCATGATCAAGCATGAGATGGCGGAAGCCAAGGGCAAGCCGTTCGCCAAGGGCGGCGGCATCGAGTCCAAGGGCAAGACCAGGGGCAAGATGGTGAAGATGGCAATGGGCGGCAAAGCCTGCTGAGGAGTAAACATGGCAACGCAAGTCAATGTCGGTGGTGGTCGGTCTGCAGGCCGTGGTGGCGCCACGGCAGAAGAGCTTCGTGACTATGAAGAAGAGGGCCTGACCACCGAGCGCAAGATCAAGCGCGGTGACTACGGCAAGCCCGGAATGGCTCCGATGGAGCCGATGCCCAAGCCAACGAAGAAGGCCAAAGGCGGCATGACCAAGGCGTATGCCAAGGGAGGCGTCACCCGCGCTGATGGCTGCGTGACCAAGGGGCACACCAAGGGAAGGATGGTGTGAAATGGCTACTTATGCTGGCCCAGGTGAATGGAATGAAACGTCAAAAACGCAGTCAGAGCGCGCTCGGAAACTGCGCAACAAAGTAGAAGAAAGCTCGTCTCCAAGTTCAAGAATTTGGCAGACAACAGCGCATTTGGCTGGGAAAAAGCAAGGCCAAGCGGCTGATGCTGCAAGGCGGCACATTGAAAACATGTATGAATCAATGGCTGAGGACGCGGAGCAGCAAGTTGCTGATCAGTACCCCAAAGGCACAAAGTATGCTGGGCGCACATCTCGCAATCGCGCCGGATACGGGAAACCCGTTGATTTGCCTGCTGATGGGAAAGCTAAAGGCGGCAGCATCAAGGGCTACGCCAAAGGTGGGGTGACCCGCGCCGATGGCTGTGTTACTAAGGGCCATACCAAGGGAAGGATGGTGTGAGATGTCATACGCCAAAACCACGTACACCGGCCCGGTGCAAGGCCGGGGCAGAGATGATAAGGGTCGAGCCCTCGTTAGCCGCGAGGAACTCGCTGACTTCCGCCGTAAGTACGGCGCGGACAAAACCCTGCGGGATCTTCTGAACGCAGATCGTACCGGGCGGACACCGTCGAGCGCCTCTGATATGCGAGCCCGAGGGCCGCAAGAAGCAAGCACCGCTCCGTCTGGTCGTGCTGAGATCCCTGGCGCCCCCGCCAACCGTCCCGAACCCTCTCCTCCATCTAGTATGGAGCGCGTAGGCTCTGGTCTCAGCGATACCGCCAAGAAAGTTATGGCGGCTACAGGCGCCACGGCGGCTGCTGGTGGGCTTGGATATGGTCTCTACAGGGCCAAGAAGGCTCGGGATGCTGCTGAAGCTCTCCGTCGCCTAGACGAGCCCGCAATGGAAGCCGCCCAAAGGGCTGGGGCTGAGCGCCGGGCGATGTCTACCCTGAAGGAAGGGCTGGCAAAGGATCTGGCGCAGGACATCAGTTCTGGCTCTATCGGGCGCGGCACTCCCATGAGATCGACGGCAGCCACCTCTGAGACTGGACGCAGGTTTACACCGGCACAGGAGATGGAAGCAGCGACCTCTGCTGTCAGGGGCGCCGCAAGCCGCAAGGCAGTTCAAGAAGCTCGGACGGGACGTTCCCAGGCTGCAGCAGAAGCCAAGGCAGAGAGGCCCATCCTTCGGAAGGAGAGGGCCAAGGAATCTCCGCGCTCCCGCACCCGGGATGAGGAGGAGGTGGAATTCCGCAAGGGCGGCAAGGTCAAGACCTATGCCTCTGGCGGCAGCGTCAAGGGTTCGGGCTGCGAGCAGCGCGGTGTCAGGCCGTGCAAGGTGTACTGAGATGAGGATTTCACGCGGCATGGGCGCCATCCGCCCGGAGTTGAAGAAGCCCAAGGTCATCCGTCGCAAGGACGGGGACAAGGTGGATCTCTACGCCGAAGGCGGGGAGACGAAGGTCAACGCCGCAGGCAACTACACCAAACCCGGGATGCGGAAGGCGCTCTTCGAGCGCATCAAGGGCCAAGCGACCCAGGGCACGGCAGCGGGCCAGTGGTCCGCACGCAAGGCACAGCTTCTGGCGAAGCAGTACAAGGCCAAGGGCGGCTCGTACAAGGACTGACATGAAGTCCCCGCAGAAATCGCTCCGCGACTGGACAAGCCAAGAATGGCAGACCAAGTCTGGGAAACCGTCTTCCAAGACGGGGGAGCGGTATCTGCCTAAAGCCGCGATTGCCGCTTTGTCCCCTGCCGAGTACGCCGCAACGACCAGGGCCAAGCGTGCTGGTAAGGCCGCAGGCAAGCAGTTCGTGAAGCAGCCCAAGGGCGTTGCCCAGAAGACCGCGAGATTCCGATGACTACATCAGGAGCTACCACGTTCAACCTCGACCTCAATGACGCGGTCGAGGAAGCGTTTGAACGCTGCGGATCCGAGCTTCGCACGGGCTACGACCTGCGCACGGCGCGGCGATCCCTGAACCTGCTGTTTGCAGATTGGGCGAACCGTGGTGTAAACATGTGGACCTTTAACCAGGGCATGATCCCCCTGGTACAGGGGACCAACACCTACACGCTGCCGTCAGACACCGTGGATCTTCTGGAGCATGTCATCCGCACGGGGGCAGGGAACGTTTCAACGCAGGTTGATCTGACCATCACGCGGATCAGCATCAGCACGTACTCCTCCATCCCAAACAAGCTCCAGCAGGCGAGACCTATCCAGGTACTAGTGAACCGGAACTCCGGCGCGGCCTACCCTGTCGGAAGCAGCTACTCCCCCAGCGCCACGGCCTTGCCAAGCATCACCGTGTGGCCCACGCCGGATCAGACGGGCGTGTATCAGTTTGTGTACTGGTACTTGCGGCGCATCCAAGATGCTGGAGACGGCGGCACCGCTACGCAGGACATCCCTTTCCGCTTCCTGCCCTGCCTCGTGTCTGGGCTGGCGTACTACCTGTCGATGAAGATCCCTGGCGCCATGGAGCGTATGCAGGTTCTGAAGGCGCAGTATGACGAGGATTGGGATCGAGCCTCCAGCGAAGACCGCGAGAAGGCGGCGGTACGGTTCGTACCGAGGCAGATGTTCATCGGGTAATCATGGCATTCAAAACCCGCGAGCAGGCGCTAGCCTACTACAAAAAGTACAACGCGGAAAACCGCGAGCGGAGAGACGCCGCCCGTAAAAAATGGGCTGAAGAAAATAAAGAGTACGCCCGGCAGAAACAAAAAGCGTACGCCGCAGCCAACGCAGAAAAGCTAAAAACGTACTATAAAGAGTACAACGCTACGCAACGCGTCAACAGTTCTGAGTACCAGAAGGCATATTACGAAGCTAACAAATTGCGAATAGCAGAGGTAAAAAAGGCTTATAGAGAAGCAAACAAAGAACGTCTTGCAGCTATCAAAAAAGCTGACTACGAAGTGAACAAAACTGCTCGGTTGGCGCAGAAAAAAGAGTACCGCGCAAGAGCCCACTCGCATATTATCTACCTAGCCACGATGCGTAAAAAAGCTGTTAAACAGCGTACGCCAAAATGGCTGACGGAACATGACAAGCTCCGCATTCGCTGCATGTATTCTATTGCTGCAATGTTGACGCGACACAACGAAGAGCCTTGGCACGTAGATCACGTTATTCCGTTACAAGGAAAATTGGTGTCGGGGCTTCATGTCCCTTCAAATCTTCGCGTAATGCTTGGGGTAGAAAACATCTCGAAAAAGAACAAGTTCGAGGTGTCAAATGGCTAATCGGTTTGCGAATGGCGCCAAGGCCTTTGGGTTCTGTGATTATTGTAATTTTAGGTTTCCGTTAAAGAAACTAAAAAATGAAGTAGTCAAGACCAAGCAGACGCAAATTCGTGCGTGTCCCCAATGTTGGTCAATGGATCACCCCCAATTATTGCTAGGAACCTTCCCCGTCAGCGACCCTCAGGCCATCCGCGATCCGCGTCCTGACACGAACACTTGGTATCAGTCAGGCACCAACGGTCTTCAAACTGACACCGTTTCCGGCACTGGGCCGTTCCAAGATGGCTTCCCTGGAGAGGGCATGCTGGTCATCCAATGGGGCTGGAACCCTATAGGTGGTGCAAGAGATTTCGATGCGCTCCTGACCCCAAACACCTTGGTGGGTCTGGGAGAAGTTGGTACAGTAACGGTCGCCTGACAAGGAGAAACCCATGAAGATGACACCCAAACAAGCCGTCCACAAGCATGAGGCGGCGATGCACCCGGGCAAACCCAAGACCAAGCTCGCCAAGGGCGGGGTCACCAACGACATGCTGCTCAAGATGGGCGCTGGCATGGCTCGTGTTGCCAATCAGGGCCCGGTCGGGCGCAAGGGGAAGAAATGAAGGCCAAGTCCGTACCGACCCCGGTGGTGAACGCTCCCGCGCCCATGCCGCGTGTGGTGGTGGGCAACATCGCCAGTTCCCCCGCTCCTGAGCCGAAGACCTCCGGCATTAAGGTGCGCGGCGGCAAGGCGCAGACCAAGGGCTTCATGGCCCGGGGGCCGATGGCGTGAACTACACCGAACTGAAGACTGCTGTGGAGGATTACACCGAGAACACGTTCTCGGCGGCTGACTTTGCCACGATGACGAAGCAGGCAGAGCAGAAGATCTACAACACGGTGCAGCTTCCTTCGCTGCGAAAGAACGTCACGGGTGTTTTGAGCCAAGGCAATCAGTACTTGGCAACGCCTAATGACTTCCTGTCGGTCTTCAGTTTGGCAGTATTTCCAACGGGCGGCGGGGATTACACGTACCTGCTCAACAAGGATGTGAACTTCATCCGAGAGAGTTATCCAAACTCTTTGACGCAGGGAGTGCCGAAGTACTACGCTTTGTTTGGCCCGGTATATAACCTGCCGACAGAGCTGACATTCATCCTGGGCCCAACCCCGACGGCAGGCTACACGGCAGAACTGCATTACTTCTACTACCCCGAGAGCATCGTCACTGCTGGGACATCTTGGCTTGGTGACAACTTTGACAGTGCTTTGCTCAACGCGGTCTTGGTAGAAGCGGCTCGGTTTATGAAGGCCGAGCAGGACATTGTGGCGCTGTACACGAACCAGTTTGGTGAGTCCATCTTGCTGCTGAAGCAGCTTGGTGACGCAAAGAACCGGATGGATTCGTATCGGGACGGTCAGGTAAGGTATCCGGTGAAGTAAATGGCTATCCTGCAAGGTCTTTGCTCATCGTTCAAACAGGAGTCTTGGCTCGGTATCCATGACTTGGACACCGATGTCTTGAAGTTTGCCCTTTACACGGCAAGCGCCGACCTGAGTCAAGCCACGACCGCATACAGCGTTTCAACGGCAGGGCAGGTTCCCAACGGATCTGGATATACGACCGGCGGGGTGACCCTGGTCAACGTGCAAGTCCTCCTGTCCGGGACCACTGCCTACGTCACCTTCGACAATCCGGTCTGGACCGGCGCATCGTTTACGTGCCGTGGCGGGTTGATCTACAACTCATCCAAGGCCAACCGAGCAATCGCGGTCATTGACTTCGGCGCAGACAAAACCGCCTCTGGCACATTCACCGTTCAACTTCCGGCAGCAACTGCCACAACTGCGCTGCTGCGCTTTGCATAGGAGTACAAGATGATCAACAAGTCCAAGGCGAGCGATGCTGTTGCCGCCACCGTAGAGCGCAATACCGCTCCCACCGACAGGGTTCGTGCTGGTGGCGTGTTCCACATCCAGTGTATCGGCCCGGACGGTAAGCTGAAGTGGGAAGCAGAGTCCCACAACCTCGTGGTGAACGTCGGCTTGAAGTACATGAACGAATCGGCTCTGGGCGGCGTTGCTCAGATCACTACGTGGTACATCGGCCTGTACGGCGCCGCGTCCAGCAACAACCCCGCTGCTGGCGACACCATGGCGCTGCACGGCGGCTGGACGGAAGAAACGGGCTACAGCAACGCCAATCGGCCTACCTGTACCTTCGGCACCTCCACCACCGCAGATCCTTCTGTGATCAGCAACACGGCCTCTCCTGCGTCGTTCAACATCAACGCCACCGCAGTGATTGGGGGTGCATTCCTGACCTCCAACAACACCAAGGGCGGCACGACGGGAACGCTGTTCTCCGCTGCGGACTTTGCGGCGCCTGGGGACCGTTCTGTGGCTAGCGGCGACACGCTGAACGTCACCTACAC